ATCAAATCCTGATAGCTGGAACCAACGCGGATCGCAGCGCTCTCAGAATGCCGATCGTCGGGGCTGCCAATGACACCGAACCTGGAGCGCGAGCCTGCCCGGGCGCACGTTGAGTTCCTTGGCCAGCCGAACCAACAGACCAAGCGAAGGCAGGCTGTGCCCGTTTTCCAAATAGGCGATGTGGGAGGCCTGGATGCCAACCAGATGGGCTAGCTCGCGCTGGCTGTATCCAAAAGCCTCGCGTCGGATGCGGATGGTGTTTCCGAGCTCAGGGTTGGTTTCCCTCTCTTTGTCTGTTTTCTTCATGAGGCGCGCCAATCTCTCACGGTCGATAGCTTTTAGTGCACACGCGATTCCATTTGCAAGTATCTTCAAGCACAAAATAGTTCTCCAGAGGACGCACCATCGTTAGCCTTCTTCCGATCTCGTGCGCCATTAATTTAGTCGTGCGAACTCTTTTGGCGGGTGATTGGAATGGAAAGGAATCTCACTGCATGGAATACGCACGATTGGATTAGTAGCAGTCCGGAAGGTTTACACGATCAGCGGATTGTTCATTCCCTTTGCGGTGCGTGCGGTCGCGGATTTTTCGACGAATTTCCATCAGGTGAGCGGTACGCCGTTCACGATTCAGTTTTCAGATTTCATCGCCTCTCCGATGAGGTTACGAGTCGATGGCTTTCCGAAGAGTGCCCTGCCGAACGCTTGATAGCAGACGAGGCGGATCGACGGACCCGTGTCTTCGACGGATCGTCTTTGCGTTTAAGTACACGTTAAATGCCCTGACCACCTTAGCAATCGGGGCTTCGATCAGTCGGCCACCTCTCAGCTTGGTGAGATCAGCAGTAAATCAAGAACCATCCTAAATTCCCTGAGGACCGAGAACCGCGGGGCGCTGCCGTGCCAACGCGCCTAGGTTGACAGCCTGTGGAGCGGATGTGCAAAACCGTTAGCTGCTATTCGCCCTCGATATTGACTTTCATCAATTTGTATTGCCAATATTCTAACTGAAGCTTTCGCCCGGTCCGGTTGCGACAATTTGCGTTGCGTACCAGATCGGGCGTTTTTTTTGGTGGAGGAGGATGAGGATGAGGAAGATAGGAGTAACGAATCGGCTACCGAAGTCGAGCAGTTCGTATAGCGACCGTATCAAAATCGTTTTCCGGCAGATAGTCGATCTCGAACCAGACCCGAGAAACCCGCGCGCTCATTCGCCAAGACAAGTCCGCCAGATCGCACGGAGCATCGAGGCATTCGGCTTCAACGTGCCAGTGCTGATCGACGGGAAGCGCAAAGTAATCGCAGGCCACGGCCGAATCATGGCCTGCAAAGAGCTGGGCTGGACCGAAGTGCCGACTATCAGCCTGGAGCATCTGAGCGAAGCGCAGGCCAGCGCCTTCATGATCGCCGATAACCGATTGACCGAGAACTCGGTGTGGGATGATCGCCTGCTCGCCGAACAGCTCAAGGAGCTTTCGGTTCAGGATCTCGATTTCAGCCTCGAGACGACTGGGTTTGAGATGGGCGAGATCGATTTGCGCATCGAGGGACTGACGTCCCCTGCGGAGCGGGACCAAGACGATGACTTCGAGTCGGTCCCGGCAGGGCCGCCAGTCAGTCGACCAGGCGAACTGTGGTTGCTCGGCGAGCACCGCGTTCTGTGTGGCAGCGCACTTGAGCCGATAGCTTACGCGACTCTGATGGATGGCGAAAAGGCCGATTTAATATTCACCGATCCGCCCTACAACGTCCGAATAGAGGGAAATGTGAGCGGTCTCGGAGCGACTCGTCACCGCGAGTTTGCGATGGCTTCGGGCGAGATGAGCGCATCCGAGTTCACCGGTTTTCTCGTGCGAGCACTCTCCCTGCTCGCCGGTCACTCTGCCGAGGGCTCGCTGCACTATGTCTGTATGGACTGGCGTCACATGGAGGAGCTGCTGACCGCCGGCCGAACCGCCTAATCGGAGCTCAAGAATCTCTGTGTGTGGGTCAAGGACAACGGCGGAATGGGCTCGCTGTACCGCAGTCAGCATGAGCTGGTGTTTGTTTTCAAACACGGCCGCCAGCCCCACCGCAACAACGTGATGCTCGGGATGCACGGCAGGAATCGAAGCAATGTCTGGAGCTATCCGTGCGCGACTTCGTTCTCGCGGTCGAGCGACGAAGGCAATCTGCTCGGCCTCCACCCAACTGTGAAGCCCGCGGCGATGGTCGCCGACGCAATCATGGATGCCACCTCGCGCCGCGACATCGTGCTGGATGGCTTCCTTGGCAGCGGCACTACTCTGATCGCTGCCGAACGGACTGGCAGGCGCTGTTTTGGACTCGAGCTGGATCCGCTCTACGTCGACACGATCGTGCGGAGGTGGCAGGCGTTTACCAAGAACGACGCACATCATGCGGTTTCGGGAAGGTCATTCGCAGATGTTGAGGATGAGGAGGTGAGTGTTGGACAGGGAAGAAAAGGACCTGTGGGACAGCCAGGAAAAGCAGGACGACAGTTACGAGGTAGGGTACCGCAAGCCCCCGCGTCACACACAGTTTCAGAAAGGGCGCTCAGGAAACCCGAGAGGACGACCTCGAAGCTCGAAGAGCGCGACGACCATTCTGAAGAGAGCCTTGCTGGAACAGGTCATCGCTACGGTAAACGGCCGCAAACGCAAACTATCAAAATACGAGGCGCTGATCATTCGCTTCGTAAATAAAGCGGTCGAAGGTGATCATCGCGCCGTTGAGTATTTGTTAACGAAGATGCCTGCTATCGGAAAAGAGTTTGGCGAAATCAACAAGCCAGGCGGGCTCTCTGATGCGGCAGCCGACCATATTCGAAGGGTTCTACTCGGCCGGTATTACACAGGGGACCAGTGAACGTCATCCTATGCGATTTTTCCTGCAACCTGCGCGAGATCTCAAACTAACTAAGCGATTCGTCTGATGGGACCTTCAGAGACGATGCGACGACAGGAGGATACGTGGACGAGAAAAAGAACAACTATGAAGTGGGTTACCGCAAACCACCTCAGCGCACGCGATATCAGAAGGGACAGTCAGGAAATCCCAAAGGACGCCCGCGCGGCTCGCGAAGCTCGGCGACGTTGCTCAAAGAGATACTGTCGGAGCGAGTGGAAGTGCGCGAGAACGGACGTATCAGAACCATCACCAAGAAAGAATTGATCTTGAGGAATGCAGTAAACAAAGCCGCGACTGGTGACCCTCGGGCGCGCGAGTTCCTGCTCAATCGGACACCATGGCTGCAGAAGGAGTTCGCCGAACCGAAGAAATCACACAAATCCGGGATCGAAGCCTTCGAAAGAGCCAGGGAAATACTCCGGGGTGCGGTTTGAAGATAGATAGACTTCTGCGCAGTCTACATGCTGAGCCGCACTTTCCAATCGCTGGATGCCGATTTTTCTTCCACCTGCTCACGATGGGCACAACCTCGCGACCCGACATCATGCTTGAGGGCTTTGCGCAGTGGCCATGACGTCTTCGGACTCGAAATCGACCCGATATACATCGATACAATTGCTCGCTGATGGCAATCCTTCATGTGTGACGGAGCCTACCACGCTTATCGTAGGCCGTTCACCGAAACTGAGGCGCAGGAGGAAACAAGTGGACGATGAAAAGAGCAGCTACAAAGTCGGTTACCGCAAGCCGCCGCAGCGCACACAGTTCAGAAGGACACTCGGGAAATCCCAAGGGGCGTCCACGACGATCGAAAAGCATGTCGACGCTTGTGCGGGAAGCGTTATTTGAACTTGTGGAAGTTCGAGAGAACGGGCGGCGCAGGAAGATTTCCAAGTTGTCCGTGGCGCTAAGTTATTCAATCGCGCCGCGGGTGGCGACCTTCGTGCCATCGAACAAGTGCTCAAGATTCCCGGAGTACAAAAAGAACTGACCGAGCTCAGAAAACCAGCTCGTCTCACGCCCGAAGTGCTCGAAAGAGCAAGACTCCTTGTTCGCGGCTCGCTAGAGGACGGCCATCAGCCCGACCTGTGGGAGTCGCTTCGCGATCTTCAGGCAGTGCGAGACTCTCTCTATGATTGAGGAGGCACACGCCCAGGCACGGATCTCGAGCGAGATACCGCTCGGCTGTGCTTGTATTCAAATTTAGAACTGCCTTTCAAAAAATTCAGGGGCCGAGCTTCTTTCGAGCCCAGCCCCTGTCATCGACTTGAGCAAATCTACTTCTTGACCTTCGTCTTCTTGGTCTGCGTCGCCCGTCGATAGCGCTGGCTGAAACATTTGCGACATCGGCGATCGCGGCGCTTGATAAAGCTCGGAGCCAGGTCATCGCTACCGCAATAGCGGCAGACGAGCTTCTCCGACTTCGAGCTCCGTGCCTTCACCTGCGGACGTCCTGTCTTAACTTTTTTTCCAGTTGCTCTCTTGTTGACCTTCTTGGCCTCCGAGCGTGCCACATTCGGATGACCGCTCTTAGGAGCAGGCACCGAATCGGGAGTATTTACTTTGAGCAATTAGTGGGTACTAGAGCGCACCAGACGGGGACGAAGCGGAATCAAGCGGAACGAACTTGATAGGCTAGAGTGATTTGCGAGCGAAGAGAGGCGGTTCGTTCGATCGATCTCCAAACCAGACGACCTTCGATACCGCAATCGCCTTGCGCGTTAAAACTATCCACCCACAGTCTCACTGGCGTGGGGAAGTCGAATTCGATTAAACTAAGAATCGTGCCCGGGCTCGAGCTTCTTTCTCCGAGGCCAGGAGCCGTTCGCGCTCTTGCTCGGCCAGCCTGCGGTCGGTGATGTCGCGCGCGACTTTGGACGCGCCGATAATCCGGCCGCTCTGATCCTTAATCGGCGAGACGGTCACCGAGATATTCAGCAGACGGCCGTCTTTGGCGCGGCGAACGGTTTCAAAATGGTCGACCCTTTCGCCCAGACGGATGCGCCTGAGGACCTCGTCTTCCTCGCCCCATCGATCGGGCGGGATGATGAGCTTGATATTCTTCCCGATCGCCTCCTCAGGGGTATATCCGAGGATTCGCTCGGCAGCAGGATTCCACGAGGTAATGACGCCATCGAGGGTCTTGCTAACAATCACGTCATCGGAAGAGAAGACGATCGCGGCGAGGCGGGCTGCAGCCTCAAACTGTGGATTCGAGCGACGCAACAGACTTTCGCACTCAAGGTCCTTCCTGTCAAGCATAGCTAGCGGTTCCGGCTTCCCCAGCTTACTGCGGGAGAATGCCTCTGATTCGCAGTTGTTACTCGCACTACGCCTCAGTTTTCTCTTTCTTTTAGGAAGAACAGCCCCCGCTCACGACTGGACTGTGTGCAGACACAGAGCGATGTGTCTGTCCACCTGCCGGGGAGGCGGGTAGTCATGCGAAACGTATCGAACAAGGAGCGCGAAAAGCTCTCCGCAGAAATCGCCGGTCTTGAGTCACTCGATCTCAATCAACTGAGATCCCGGTGGAAGCTTCTTTACGAAATCGAAGCACCCCCGCATCTGAGCCGCGACTGGCTCAGGCGAGCGGTTGCATACCGTATGCAGGAGAATGTGCTGGGTGGTCTCAAACCGGCCACTCGCCGACTGCTGGAGCGCGTTGCCGAAGACGCCCGGGCGCGCAAGCCGACCAAAATAGTGCCGCTGCGGAAAGTAGGGCCCAACACGATCCTAATTCGGGAATGGGTAGGTACACGGCATGAGGTCACAGTGGTCAAAAACGGAGTGATGTTCCGCGGCAAGCATTACCGTTCACTCTCTCACGTGGCACGCGTGATCACGGGTAGCCAATGGTCAGGACCCTTGTTCTTCGGGCTCAAGGCACTGGCAAAGGAGGCAGGCAATGGAGCGCGCTAGTAACCCTATCCGCCGCTGCGCCGTCTACACACGAAAGTCCTCTGAAGAGGGCCTTGAGCAGGATTTCAATTCTCTGCATGCCCAGCGCGAAGCCAGCGAAGCCTTTATCAAAAGCCAGCAGGGCGAAGGCTGGAGACTTGTCAAGACATCTTACGATGACGGCGGTCTTTCCGGCGGGAACATGGAGCGGCCTGCTCTGCAGCAACTGCTCGAAGACATCCGCCATGGGCTGATCGATGTTGTGGTTTTGTACAAGGTCGATCGGCTGACCAGATCCTTGTCCGATTTCGCAAAGATGGTCGAGGTCTTCGACGCGCAGGGCGTCTCGTTTGTGGCGGTCACCCAGCAGTTCAACACTACCACCTCGATGGGCCGGCTCACCCTCAATGTGCTCCTGTCATTCGCACAGTTCGAACGCGAGGTTACGGGAGAGCGGATCCGGGACAAGATCGCAGCCTCGAAGCGAAAGGGAATCTGGATGGGCGGTTGTCCGTCGATAGGGTACGACGTCCGCGATCGCCGTCTTGTCGTCAATCAGACTGAAGCAACTACCGTTCGACAGATCTACCACCGTTATCTGGAAGTTGGATCTGTCCCGAAGCTGAAGAAGGATCTCGACGGTCGCGGCGTGGTATCGAAGATCCGCGTCTCCAGGAAAGGAACCAGATCAGGCGGGCAGAGCTTTTCTCGCGGCGCGCTCTACGAGTTGCTCTCCAATCCGATCTACATTGGCGAGATTCGTCACAAACGGGAGCGACATCCAGGACAGCATGAAGCGATTCTGGAGCGTAAGCTATGGGAAACGGTTCAGCAGCGTCTGCTGAATGGTGCCGCCCGGACTTCTGAGCCTCAAACCAAAGCGCTGCCTAGCCCGTTGGCTGGAAGGGTATTTGATGAAAACGGTGAGCCGCTATATTCGCAAGGTGCCGTGCGGCGCGGACAGCGGTATCGGTACTACGTATCACGAGCTCTGGTCAGAGGTTCCAAGGTAGAGGGACAACGTGGATGGCGAGTGCCCGGGTCGGAACTGGAACGAGCTGTCGCAATCGCGGCGCGAAGCATTTTGGACGACAAGGCGGCTATTCTTGAGGCGCTGCAGGGAGCCGGAATGGGAGATGCCGACGTAAGCCAAGTGTTCACGTTGGCGGCTGACTGGAGGAAACGTCTGCTGTCCGAGATGGAACAGTCAAAGGCTTTGGTCGAATTAGTGGGAAAGGCGATATTGACAGATGAAGGCATTCAACTCGGGCTGAACATACCCGCCCCGTGCAGCGGACCAGGCGACCCACCGTTCCGAAAGATGCTCCATCTGTTCCGATTCGTTCCGCTGAAGGTGAAGAGACGTGGCGTCGAGATGCGGCGCATCATCAATGGAGGTGATGAGCCGCGGAAGCCCGACCCTGCGCTACTGAAGGCATTCGCTCGGGCGAGACGATGGTTCGACGAATTGGCGTCAGGCCACGTCCGTTCGCTGGTTGAGATCGCGCGCCGTGAAGGTCTCGCCAAACGTTACGTCACGCGCCTGACGAAACTGGCCTTTGTATCGCCGGCGTTCGTTGAGACGATCACAAGAGGTGAGGTACCGATGGCTACAAACCTGCAGATGCTGGTGGACGGTCGCGTTGCTCTCCCTACTCGTTGGGACGATCAAGAGCAGCTATTCACCGATTAGTCTGGGAGCAACACCGATTCCTAGCTCGCGGGTTCGAACCCGACACCGGCAGCATGAACCA